ATGGGGTGACGCCTTATGCCTTTCACCTGCTACTTTAACCCGTTATCTCTCAGAGACCAGAATAGTGGAAATCCCTCATTCTGTAGTACTAGCCACTCAGTATGTAAGCGTACTTAAAACGTTTGAAAGTGCCGAAAGTAAAGGCTTGAAGTCACCAAGTAAACTCTATACAATTAATATTTAGCAATCAAATTGAGCGATACAAATATGTCGAAGAATAAGCAGAATAAACCAGCACAGCAAGTAGACGTACAAAACCCCGATAGCCGTCTAGATGATATGGCAAGCCAGATTATTGGGTTAGAGCAAAAGTTAGAACATTTAGGGGAGTTATTCCATGATGCTAATAAACCTACCGAATGCGTAAGTGAAGACGGACCGAGCGAAGATCTAGCAGGTGAGATCGCACAAGTAAGAGGGTTGCTAATGGCTCTAGCAGAGTATACAGGGCAATCCCCGTTAATGATTCGATTAGGTGCAGATGTTAAGGATCTGCATAGACCAGACCTTAAGTCTAAGATGAGTCGATAACATGAGTGAGATACCGCAAAGTGAGATTAGTATGCTATTGGAGCGGAATGCCAAGCTTGAGACTTGTGTGGTAGACCTTAAACGCAAGATCGCTAAGTTAGAAGAGGGTAAGTCCCCAGTACAAGACGCTGACTACCTCTACAAGCAGCTACAAGAGTGCCGTAAAGACTTAGAAGGTGAGAGGGAGAGGGCAAGCCGGCTAAATGGTAAGGCTTACGCGGCCTCAATTGACACTAAGATACTAGGCATTATTAGATCACTTGTAGATGTAGAGTTGTGATAGGTAGTTTAATTGCTATCTCTGTTATTGGTATAGTCATCTTATTGGTGGCTGTACTCGCATTACTGTACAAGGATTATCCAGAGTATGGTAAGGATGAGTGCTGGGATTATGTAGTAGGTGGGTTATACGGCCTAAGTGCGTTATTAGGGTTATGTTTTATAGTTAAGATTATAGAGTTTATAGAGGGGATGTACTAATGGTTAAGGATGTGACTTGGTACAAGAAGGAGATGGGGTTTAGAGATGACAGAATAAGCAGTTTAAGATGTATGAATAAAGAATTATCTAAGGTTATCGATAGTAAGGATAATAAGATTGAGGGGTTAAGATTAACAACCAATAAACTACTTGCAGAGATTGACCGCAAAGACCGTGAGATAACCTCCATTATAGTTAAACACGCAAGCTACGAAGAGGTGAATAAGTAATGGCTAAGACAAGAGCAATGCTAAATAAAGAGGTAAGGGTTAAGTCCATTAGGGAGCAGTTATCACACCAGAAGCACATTGAGCATGCCGTTGATAGTATTGTTAAAATTGAACAACTCGATCCACATGGTGAGAACTTCAGTAATAGCCTTCAAAAATATAAGATTGCAGCTGAATTAAGACTTAGAGTATCCGCTAAATACCTGCCCGACCTTAAGAGCGCAGAGGCAGAGGTGGATAGCTCGGATGATGGTACATTAACTATCACATGGTCTAAGCCAGAGGATAAAGCTTAGTGGCTAATGTTGTTATACCTTACTCACCTAGAGGGCACCAAGCAGGCCTTCACAACGGACTTAAGCGGTTTAACGTTATAGTCTGTCATAGACGTTTTGGTAAAACAGTATTCGCTATTAATGAGTTATTGAAACAGTGCTTAATGTGTACGCTAGATAGACCTAGACTTGCTTATCTTGCACCTACGTATAAACAGGCTAAGACAATTGCTTGGGATTACTTAAAACACTACTCAAGACCTATACCAGGGATAGCCATTAACGAGGCAGAGCTTAGAGTCGATTACCCTAATGGGGGAAGAATACAGCTATTTGGTTGTGATAACCCTGATGCGTTAAGGGGGATATACTTAGATGGTGCTGTGTTAGATGAGTATGCACAGATGCCAGCCTCATTGTTTGGTGAGGTATTACGTCCAGCATTATCAGATCGTAAAGGCTTCGCTATCTTCATAGGTACACCCAAGGGTAAGAACTCCTTCCATGAGCTATACATGAGGGCTAAGGATTCCGATAGATGGCTTACTGCTTTGTATAGGGCCTCTGATACTCACATAGTTGACCAAGAAGAGTTAGAAGACGCTAAGTCAATGATGACTCCCGAAGAGTATGAGCAGGAGTATGAGTGTTCATGGACTGCAGCTATACGTGGTGCGGTATATGGTTCCGAGATGGCAGCAGCAGAGGCAGACCAAAGAATAAGGTTTATACCTGTTGACCCTATGTTAGAGGTTCATACATTCTGGGATTTAGGTATCAGTGATGCGATGTCTATATGGTTCGTGCAGGCTATAGGCTCAGAGATTAGATGTATAAGATACTACGAGAACACCGGGCATGGTATGCAACACTATATATCAGAGTTGGAGCAGTTCAAGAAGAAGCACCAATTTAAGTATGGTAGGCATTATGCACCACATGACATAGCGGTAAGGGAGTTAATGTCAGGTAAGAGTAGAGAGGATACAGCAAGAGAGATGGGGATTAACTTCATCAAGGGTAAGCAAATGCGTATCGAGGACGGCATAGAGGCCACTAGACGTATACTACCTAGAGTATTCTTTGATATTAACCGGTGCAAAGAAGGTATTGAGGCGGTCACACAGTATAGGTACCAGTTCGACGACAAGAAGGGAGTATTCGGTAAGACTCCTGTACATGACTGGTCAAGTCACGCGGCTGACTCATTAAGGCAAATGGGTGCTGCATGGTCTGAGATATTAACCAGGCATACCCCTAAAGCAGTAGCAAGCGAGTATAAGGCAGACTTTGACGTATTCTAGTGCTATATTACCCGATGAGTATTATGTGGTATTCACTGAGTCCAAGATACACCATTGGATATTCAAGATACTTCATAAGGACTTTGGCCACGTCTACGCGGTTAAGTCGCTCAATGATTACCAGTGGCTAGTAATACAGCCTAGAATCAATATAGTGGAAACTAGTATAAAGTTGAAATCACACTATCCGCATATTAGAATGCTAACAGGGCCAGACGCTGAAGTTATCAAGGTTAAGGTTAATTATAGCTCTAAAGCTAGAGGCGGTTTAAACTGGTTCAACTGTGTAGAGCAGGTTAAGGCGCTACTAGGCATTAAGAGCGTTTTCACGCTAACACCAAAACAATTACACGATAGATTGATGAGGGTTTAATCATGGCGGAAGGACTAGGAAAGGCAGCAGAGAAGAACGCAGCATTTGGCGATAAGATACTGCCAGGGCTCGACGACCCATTACAGAAGCTACAGCGCAAAGGCCATGACCCTTTTGTTAATTTGGCTAAGTCGCGAAAAGAAAAGAAAACAAAGGAGAAGGAGCAGAAAACACTTATAGGTGAGCAGAAGCAGAAAGAGCAGATAAGATTAGCTGAAGGTGTAGATGAGTTAGCAAGACGCAACCTACTGTCTAAGACTGGTGGTAGACGTTCATTATTATCGAGCCAAGCATCAGGTAGGGGCCTGTTAGCCACTAAAGGCAAGTCAAATTCATTGGTGCCAAAATGATCACATTAGAGGACGGTCTTGGAGATGCCAAGGCAATACTAAAGCGGTTCAGTGCTGCTTCTGAACGCAGGGAGTTATGGCGTTCTATTCTTCAGGATATGTATGACTTCTGTATTCCTAACCGTGAGACGTTTAACTTTCACAATCCAGGACAAAGGAAGGCTAGACACCTTTTTGACTCGACAGCTCCAGAGGCTCTTAATACATTCGTGAGTGTTATTGCTGGTAGTACTACACCAGACAACGCTCAATGGATGGACTTCGAGGCAGGCAGTGATATCCCTGATGAGGATAAGAAGGGTATTAATAAGAGCCTAGAGGATGCCACTAAGACATTCTTTAAGTATCTAGGTCACAGCGACTTCCAAAGCCAGATCAATACATCACACCAAGACATGGCCATCAGTACGGGCTGTCTAATGATTGAAGAGGGTGACGACATAACAGAGCCCTTGCTTAAGTTTACGGCTATTCCCTTATCTGAGTTGTACCTTGAGCCTACCGCAATGGCTAAGATTCACACATTCTTTCGTAAGTATGTAGTGAAGGCGCAAGAGATAGAGCTCAAGTTCCCCGGTGCTGACATTCCTGATAAGTTACGCACGCTGATTGCTGATTCGCCTACTAGCGATGTAGAGATAGTTGATGGAAGCCAAGTATTCAACTTTAAGACTAAGACCTATCACCAAGTTGTATTATGGAAGAATGAAGTAATCTTTACTCAATCCTACGGTGATACACCTCCAGGTATTATTTATCGCTGGTCTAAAGTGGCTGGCGAGACATACGGAAGAGGTCCGGCTGATATGGCTATGGCTGATATTCGTACAGCTAACAAGGTTAAGGAATACATACTTAAGAATGCTGCTCTATCCTTGAGCCCTCCTATTGTCGGTGTTAGTGACGGCGTATTCAATCCGCATACAGTTAGGATACATCCGGGTACAGTGATGTCAGTTAATGATATTAACTCAATCAAGACTCTTGAGATGGGTGGAGACCTTAGGTTAGGTGCTTTCGTACTAGAAGACCTGCAGGCCAATATACGTAAGATATTCTTCTCAGATCCACTAGGGGAAGTAGACGACCCAGTTAAGTCTGCACTAGAGCAGAGTATTAGGCATCAAGAGTCAATCAAGAAGAGAGGTGCTAACTTTGGACGATTGAACAGTGAGTTCATTTTCCCTTTAGTTACTCGCGTGTCTGAGATCCTCAAGAAGGACGGCAAGATTGCACCACTCAAGGTTTATGGTCGAGAAGTTACGCTTAAGATGGCTTCTCCCATGGGTAACGCAGAGCAACAACAGAACGTAGATAACATACTACGGTATATGAGCGCATTACAGGGCATGCCACCAGAAGAGCAAAGAATAGGCGCCAATCTAGAAGCGGTTCCTGCCTTCCTTGTCGATAACCTAAACCTACCTAGTAAGCTGGCCAGATCTGAGCAAGAGATTAAGGTCATCAAAGAGACGCTAGCACAACAGGCAGCAGCTGCAGCAGCAGGACCACAACAACCAGGAGGCGAACAACTTGGATAACTTACACCCGATAGACC